GGTGTTATGACTCTTGTCATTTTCCTAGTCATAGGCAATTATGAAAACAACAACAGGTAAGCCCAGGAAGCCCCCGGACGAGCCGGACGGTAGCGGCGTGGGTGAACAGACCCTACAAATCCTTAGATGGAACGTAAGCCGAGCTGCGTCTGAGTTTGGGATGGACCGCCAAACTGTTGGTTCGCGAATCAAGGGCGCGGCGATTGAGCCCGGATCGGATGGATGTTGGACTACTCGCCAGATATGCGCGGCCATCTACGGAGATATCCATGGTGAGAAGCTTCAACTTACGCGAGAGCAAAGGAAAAAAGTGGAGATGCAAAACGAAGAGACGGAGGGGCGATTGGTATCGGCTGATTTCTTTTGGCGGAAGATCGACGACTTACTTTTGACCCTTAGGCAGAAGATCACATCCATACCCGACTTAAGCGAAGAGAGAAAAAGGCTGATCTTGGAAGACCTAAAGACGGCCGGCATTAGTCATGATCGACCACAAGCATAATGACGATGCTTGGGACAAGGGTTGGCGCGTTCATTCCAAGCTACTAGACCCGCCGCCTAAGCTTCTGCCTTCTGAGTGGGCAGACCGCTACCGGGTATTGTCCAAGGAGGCCAGCGCAGACGGCGGGCGGTTTACCTGCTTCCCGTTTCAACGCGAGCCGATGGACAGCGTATTAGACCCGGCCGTCATTTCTACCACTTTGATGTGGGCATCCCAGGTGACGGGGAAAACGGAAACGGTGAATTGCCTTGTGGGGTATTTCATCCATCAAGACCCTTCGCCTATGCTGATGATCCAGCCGACAGAGAGGCCGATGGCCGAGGCGTGGTCTAAGGATCGATTAGCAACGATGGTGCGGGATACTCCGGTCTTGAGTTCTCTGCTTAACCCGGCGAGGCAGAGGGACAGCGGCAACACGATCTTTCACAAAAGCTTCCCGGGGGGACACATCACCATTGGCGGGGCGAATGCTCCAAGCGGTCTAGCGTCCCGGCCCGTTCGTGTAATCTTTGGGGACGAGTTGGACCGATGGCCGATGAGTGCGGGACGAGAAGGAGATCCCTTGGCCTTGGCGGTTGTCCGAACTGAGAGCTTTTGGAATGCGTGTGTGTTCAAGGTTTCCACCCCGACGATCAAAGGCATGAGTCGCATTGAGTCGGAATACGAAGCGACGGATAAGCGCAACTGGATGGTGCATTGTCCTAAGTGTGGATACGAACACACGCTTTTGTGGAACATGGTAAAGTGGCCCAAGGATCATCCTGAGAAAGCGGAGATTGAATGCCCTGGATGTGCAGCTATGCACTCCGATAAAACGAGGATGGCCATGGTATCGGCGGGATACTGGAAGCCCACGGCAGAGTTCAACGGACATCGGGGGTATTGGCTGAGTGGCTTGAATGCCCTTTTCCGTGCCAAGAAAGGGTATAGGAACCGCCTGCACCAAGCGGCGGCTACGTTCCTAGATGCCAAGAAGAAGGGCAAGGAATCGCTTCAAGTTTTTATCAACACGTTCCTTGCCGAGACGTTTGAAGACGAGACGGAACAGTTGCCTTGGGAGTCTGTGGTAAACCGTAGGGAGAATTACCTACCGGATGAATTGCCGGATGAGGGCTTTGTGCTTACCGCCGGGGTGGACGTTCAGGATGATCGGCTTGAGTGCGAAGTGATCTTGTGGGGTATCGGAGAGGAAAGCTGGGGCGTAGAGCATAAGGTTTTCATGGGACCGCCTGCAAGGCCGGAAGTATGGGCGGCACTCGATACGTTCCTGATGAAGTCGTGGAAGACCAAAGCGGGATTGGAATTGCGGTTGTCTGCGGTGTGTATCGATACCGGGGGGCATCATACGAAGAGGGCGTATAGCTTTATTCGTCCCCGGCAATCGCGTCGGGTCTATGCGGTAAAGGGCTCGTCTATGGCCGGAACACCCCTTGTAAGCCGTCCTAAGAAGTCAGGGGTAGAAAGGGTCTCTCTGCTTATGATCGGCACGGATACGGCCAAGGAATTGATTTACGGGCGGCTGAAGATCGACCAGCCGGGGCCTGGGTATATCCACATCCCAACTTATTACGACGAAGAGTGGTGTAAGCAGTTGGTTTCGGAGCGGGTGCAAACCGTGTTTAAGTTCGGGCAGGCGCAAAAGAAGTTCATCAAGAACGGGCGGAACGAAGCATTGGACTTGCGGGTGTATGCCACCGCGGCCTTTTCCCTTTTGGGATACAACATGGAGAAGCTGGCTAAGGTCATGGCCTTGAAAGTGGAGACGATGGAGAAAGAAAAGACCCCGCAACCCGAGGTTATTCAACAGCCATTTAGCGGAGCTAGACGGGCGCGGCGCGGAGGGTTTGCAACGAACTATTGACCATGGCCCAAGCAATTATATCCGTTCCCGTTAAGCTATCTTACAAGTCATGTGAGCATGGGGAAATATGCGATATTTGCGGGGATGCTTCTTGGTCCGAATCAAAAGAAATTTACGCACAGATCGGAACTAAGAACGCGCCAATACACATGTCTTGGATTTGTGGCCCATGTGCGGATGCGGTTGACTTGCCCAAAATCTTGACTTGATCGGGGTAGTATCGGCGGGATGTCCGCTTAGTCTTTCCCGATTCGGACAAGGTTGATAATGGCTATTGAGACACTAGGACAAGTGCCGTTCTCTATGACGGCGGGTGATACTGTAAAGTTCACCAAGAGTTTTGCGGACTTTCCGGTTGCGGATTGGACTCTTACGTATGCCTTCTTAGGAGGCAACCAATCATCTAAGTTTGAAGTCGCGGCAACGGTATCGGGCGACGAGTTCCTTACCACGCTCACGCCGGAGCTGACTGAAAAGGTTTTCCCGGGAACCTACAACTATGCCGGATTCGTCACCGGGACCGACGGACAGCGGAAGACCGTAGATAGCGGGCGCATTCAGATTGCTCCCAACCTTGCCATCACCCAGCCCGAAACGTGGGCGCAGCAAGCCCTGGCGATGGTGGAAGCCGCGTTGCTCAAGCGCATTCCGAAGGGCATGGAGAACTTTTCAATTAACGGCAAATCGGTTAACCGCATGGCGATTGCCGAGTTGAACAAGCTTCGTGACATCTACAAGAACGAAGTAGTGCTCGAGCAAAAGGCGACAGGCTTAGGCCGTAGCCGGAACCATGGGATTCGATTTATCTGCCCATGAAAAAGAAAAACATTTTCAAACGTGCGTTGAATAGCATGGGTCTTTCGACGCAAGAAGACCTACGGGCGTTTAAGTCTGCCGTGATGATGCAGGTGCGAAGCTACCAAGGCGCACAGATCAACCGACTCACAGCCGATTGGATGGCAACAAACACGTCCGCTGACTCCGAGTTGCGGGGGCGTCTTTGCCTTCTCCGCAACCGTTGCCGTGCGCTGGAACGGGATAACGACTATGTTGCCCGATACCTTGGCGAGCTAGAAGCCAACGTCCTTGGACAGAACGGCATCACCATGCAAATGCGGGTGACGGAACCCGCCGGCCAAGGGAAGATGAAGCCCGACTATCTGGCTAATCGTCTCATCGAGGAGGCGTGGTATAAGTGGTCCGGCCAAAAGAATTGCACGACTTCCAAGCAGTTGAGCCTTCACGAAGTTTGCAAGCTGGTCTTACGCAGCTCTGCCCGCGACGGGGATTGCATGATTCGGCTGGTTCGTGGATTCAATAACGACTTTGGGTTTGCGCTTCAACTCTTTGAGGCTGACTACCTAAACGAGACTTACAACGCCGTTCTCCCGAACAAGCACATTATCAAAATGGGCGTTGAGTTTGACGAATGGCAGCAACCTGTTGCCTATTGGATGTTTACGGAACACCCCGGCGACCTTTATCAGATTGCGGGAAACCTCCGCATGATCCGCGTTCCGGCCTCTGAAATCATCCTGCCCTTTGTCCGCCATCGTATCGGGCAGAGCCGTGGGGAACCTTGGATGGTTACTACCATGCTTCGCCTTAAGATGCTTGGGGCGTATGAGGATGCCGAGTTGGTAAAGGTCAGGGCCTCGTCCTGCAAGATGGGCTTCTACGAAAAAGACTTTCCCGAAGACATGCCCGCCGATTCAGACGCAAAGGACGGCCCTCGCCCGATAGCGGATGCAGCCCCCGGCGTTATCGAAGAATTGCCCATGGGCGTTAAGTTCAAGGGATGGGACCCGACAGCTACGGATGCAAACTATGGCGAGTTTCGCAAGGGCGTTCTCCGTGGCATCGCTGCCGGGCTAAACGTGTCCTACAACATGCTTGCCCAGGACTTAGAGGGCGTGAACTTCTCGTCCCTCCGTGGCGGTCTTTTGGACGAGCGCGAAATGTGGATGATGACGCAAGGGTGGTTTATCGAACAAGTGCTGGCACCCATCTTTGATGCGTGGTTGCCTATGGCGATTGTGTCCGGTCAGATCAATCTTCCTATTTCCAAGCTTGAGAAGTTTTCGGCGGTCCAATGGAAGGGACGCCGTTGGGCTTGGGTTGATCCCGAGAAGGATGTGGACGCCGCGCTTAAGGCAATCGCGGGACGGATCAAGAGCCGTTCGGATGTCATTAGCGAAGCTGGCGGCGACTTGGAAGAAACCATGGACCGCATCGCTATGGACGAAAACATTGCAGCGGAAAAGGGAATCCGCTTCCCAGAGGTTGAATTACAAGGAAGACAAGAAATGGATACATACGGCGTTGCCGAACGCGCTGGCGTTTTGACTCCTAATCTCGAAGATGAAAAAGCGGTCCGCGCCAAGCTTAGACTTCCTGCCGTTTCTACAGCCGTCACCGATGACTGGAAGGAAGAACCCGTCCGTAAGCCCATCACCCTACAGCAAGAGGGTGGGGGCGGCGGGTTTGGCGGGGGCGGTCCAACGGGCGAAGTAGATACCGGGGCATAAAAGTTGACAGTTCCCAAGAAGCAAGATGCTTCTGAAGAATAAATCACTCCCGATTCAATACCGCACGCTCAATCTGGATCGTGCCGGAATCGACAAAGAGAACCGCACGGTAAAGCTTTCCTTTTCCTCGGAAACCCCGGTTGATCGGTGGTTCGGGCGCGAGATTCTGGATCACTCCCCCGAGTCGGTGGACATGACCCGGCTCAATAGCGGTGCTCCCTTGCTTGTCCACCATGAGGGCGGGGACCAGGTTGGAGTCGTTGAGCAAGCCGTTATTCGTGCCGATAAAAAGGGAGAGGCCATGGTTCGCTTTTCCAAGAGCGCACGGGGAGAAGAGATTTTCCAAGATGTCATCGACGGCATCCGCCAGACGGTAAGTGTCGGCTATCGCGTGATGAAAATGGTTTTAGAAAGTGAAGAAGAAGGGGAAGAAACCTACCGCGCTATGCGGTGGATGCCCTACGAAATCAGCCTTGAACCCATCCCTGCCGACAATTCCGTGGGCATCGGACGCAATGAACAAACGCGGGAATATCCCGTAGAAATAGTTGACAAAAATAAAGAAGCGAAACATATGAGCACACCTTCCACCGTCGAAGCCCCCACCATCACCCAAGCCAATGTGGACAGCGAACGCGCTGCCGCCATCAAAGGCGAACAAAAACGCTCTAGCGAAATCGTCGCCATGGGCAACAAGTTCGGTTGCGTGGAAGATGCCCAACGCGCCATTGCTGAAGGCAAGAGCATTGAAGACTTCCAACGCTTCATCCTTGAAGACAAGATGAAAGCCAAGCCCCTCGCCATCACCGAAAAGACCGCCAATATCGGCATGGACGAAAAAGAACTTCGCCAATACTCTCTCGTCAAAGCCATCCGCGAACAGGCCAACGGCAAATTGTCCGGTCTGGAAAAGGAAGCTTCCGAAGCGACCAGCAAGCTTTTGGGCCGCGAAGCTCGCGGATTCCTGATCCCCAACGATGTTGCTTGGCACAAACAGCGCGAAAGCGCGGTTGCCCAACGTGCCATGCAGGCCGAAGTTTTCAGCGCGGGCGGGGCCTTCGTTGAAGAAACGATCATGGGCAGCAACCTGATCGAGCTTCTGCGTAACCAGACCGTTGTGAACCAACTCGGCGCTCGCAATCTTTCCGGCCTCGTTGGTAACGTGGCCATCCCGAAACAGACGGGCGGCGCAACCGCTTACTGGCTGGCTGAAGGCGCGGAAATCACCCCGGCCCAACAGATCGTTGGACAGGTCGGATTGACCCCCCATCGCCTCGGCGGCTTGACCGCTTACACGAAACAGTTCCTCGCCCAATCCTCGATTGGCGTCGAAGCCTTCATCCGCGAAGACCTGATGAAAGTTCTGGCCATCGCCAAGGATCTTGCCGCTCTTAACGGTTCGGGCGTCAGCGGCCAGCCTCGCGGCATCATCAACACCACGGGCGTTAACACCGTGACATACAGCACGCTTGCCACATGGGCGAAAGTTGTTGAGTCCGAAACCGCTCTGGCGACTGATAACGCGCTTCTCGGCTCGCCTGCTTGGGTTACGACCCCCGGCGTTCGTGGCAAGTGGAAGACCGTCACCAAGATCGCTTCCTCGCAATATTCGGACTTCTTGTGGGGTTCGGACGGACGGGTTAACGGATACCCGGCCTTTGCGACCAATCAGGTGCCGGACAACAAGACCATCTTCGGGAACTTCAATGACCTCATCATGGCCGATTGGGCCGGTATGGATGTCGTTGTCGATCCTTACACCTTGGCCGCTTCCGAACAGGTTCGGATCATCATCAACCTCTGGTGTGATATTGCGGTTCGCCATGCGGAATCCTTCTGCGTGTCCACCGATTCGGGAGCCCAGAGCTAAACATGAAGTTAGCGACCGTAATACGTAACACGATCATCAGCGGCAACCCCGTTCAAGTCGGGGATGTCGTTGAGCTAGAGGACTACGAGTTTAATACGCTCGCCTCTATGAAGAGAGTGGAACTTAGGGTGGTCGCAAAACAAGAAGAAGAAAAAGTCTTAGAACAACCCAGCATCGAACTTTCAAAATCAATCAAGAAACGGAATAAATAATCATGAGTGCAGATCGTAACGGTGAATTTTCGGCAGTATCAATCGTCCCCGCAGCGGCCTTCGCTACCAACGCGAACTCGACCGGAGTGGACATCAGCGCATTCGACGGCAAGCTGAAATTGAACTATGATGTCGGCGCTTTGACCGCTGGCGATAACGACTCGACCTATACGGGCGTTGTTTACACCTCGGATGAATTGTCTGCCAACTACACGGCGGCTTCCAACGTGTCGAACATCAGCGCCGCGAACATTGCGGTGTTCGGTTCGGTCATTGCCGATACCCGCGCGCTGAAGAAATACATTCGGATCAATAGCAACAAGAGTGGCACCAACAGCCCCTCGCGCTCTATCTCGATTGTCGCCTTCGGCAAGTTGAAATACAGCTAATCTTCTCCCTCCAAGGCCCTCCAGCCTCCCCCCGTAGGTTTCTCCTTTACCTACGGGGGGTTTTTGCGTATATACGGTGAATGGATAAAAAGAGAGTATGCGTAGCGGTGCCAGTTTACGGAAGCGGAACAACTCACGAATTTGATGAAAGCTTTTTAAAGCTGCTTGGGAGTGGGTTGTTTGACGAGTGCAAGCGGCTGACTTGTCCGGGGGATTCCTTGGTTTCCCGCGCACGCAATACGTTGGTGATGGCGTTCCTTCGGGATACGGATTCCGAGAACCTACTTTTCATTGATTCGGATATTCCCTTTGAGCCCTCGGATGTGATGAAGCTGGTTGAATCTGAGGAGCCTATTATCTGTGGGCTCTACACGAAAAAGAAGGAAGCATCCCCACCTGAGTTTGTGATGAACATGATACCGGGGACAGCGGTTAAAATCGACGGAACCGTGCAAGAAGTGCTCTATGCTGGAACGGGGTTTTTGCGGATCAAGCGGGAAGTGTTGGAGCGCATGGAGAAGCTTTACCCCGAACGGAACTTTATGCAGGACCACGACGAGGGCGGGCGCAAGTCGCATGATTGGTTTCCTGTGGGAGTGGTGGGCAATCGCTACCTTAGCGAAGATTGGTTTTTCTGCCATGTGGCGAGGCAGATGGGATACCGCATTATGGCCCATACTGGAGTTCTCCTAGACCACGTTGGGAAGAAGCGGTATATCGGGCAGATTCCCAAGGTTAACTCTCAGCTTGGCCCTGGCGAGATAGCTCCTAACGGAGAGCCGCTAAAATTTGCGAGCATTCCCAAGCCATGAGCACAGCGACATGCGACTTTTACCAACCCGTAGAAGTTGGGGCGGTCTTTAAATTTGAGGGCCGAAATTGGAAAGTAACCAAGATATTTCCGCCCCAACAAAAGCGATACATCGACATGAAATGGACAGTTTACCCCGTGGAAGCAGAGGAAGTAAAATGACATTTGATTTCAAACCCTACGCCTTTACCATCGCAGAAGGACAGAGCCCCCCATGGAACATGGACGAGAGGCATATCCAGATGCTCTATAAATCGCTCAGGAGCTATGCAGGACCGTTCCGAGCCGTAGAAATAGGGTCATACAGGGGGGCGAGCACAGCGGCCTTTGTAGAGGCGATTAACGCGGGGTCTGATATGACCCTGCTTTGCGTTGAACCAAGCCCGACGCCGGAACTTTACGCCGTCCTTGCCCATTGCAAAAGGCCGGAACGTATTAAGGTCTTTTCGGGATGCTCGCACGAATGCAACTGGCAGGATCATTGCGACTTCCTTTTTGTGGACGGCTGCCACGATTGGCCGGCAATCTATGAGGTTGGGATGGGCTTGGCTAAGAACGTGCCTGTTATTGCCATGCACGATACGGCGGGGCTTTTTGAATGCTGGGGGTCTGCCCTTGCGTTTCGGATGCTTGAACAGTCGGATCGGTCATACGTTTTAGACAACGAAAAGCGCGAAGGTGAGAACACTGACCGCGGCTTTTGCGTTGCGGTAAGACCTGGATATGAAGGGATGTTGCCGTGAAAATGATCGGAGTAACCCTAGGAGTAGGAGACGGATGGAAGCAATGCGCCATCAGAACGGCCCACAGAATGCACCAGATGACCGGAGTGGAGTCGATTGTCATAGATAGTGCTCCCGGGTGGGTCCACCCGTCTTGGGCCAAATGCAGGCTTTGGGATGTGGTTCCCAAGGATGTTACGGATGTGCTTTATTTCGACGCTGATATTTTGCCCATGAAGCCATGGAATCCGCTTAACTATGCGGGGCGCGATTTCTTTTATGGTTGTCGTGATGGGGGCGGCATAGACGTAGACAACGAATGTGCAACCCATGAGCTTTGCCGTGATCAATATCTGAATATGGGATTATTTATTGCCCCGCGCAGCATGCGAAACTTGATGGGAATGGCGGAGACATATCACCCAAAGCTTGGGAGGTGGCTTGAGCAAACCGCATTAAATAAATGCCTTCAAGCCTTTTGCGCCCAATTGACCGTCGAGCATAACACCCTCCTATGGCCGGGACAGGATGACTACAGCCCCGAAGCCCTACGCGGAAGGTCGGAAATAAACCTCCATGCGGCATCCCTCGGAGGCGATTGGCGCACGCTTTCACGCATACAAGACGCTGCGGGCATTCCTTGACACCCTACGGAGGGTATGTGGAACGATGAACAAGAGACGATGCTGGACGCCATCCATGAGGGGGCGAACTGCATCCTTTCGTATGTGGGGAAAAGACCGCTTGAAATCCCTTGTATTTACGATGCACTAAAGGACGAGCGGCCTATCTTGGAAAACGGCGGGGGCAAAAAGATTCTTACTACGACCACCGTAGTAGTCCCCTTGGCAGACGAGAACTACGACGAATACGCGGGGCTTACGTTCAAAGTCGGGGACCGGGTAAACATCAAAATCCGTGCGGCCACTCACACACTGCGGGTAGATGCTAAAGTGTTGGATGAAGTCAGCTTCAATCTGTCCCTAATCAGCATCGAGAATTGACCCATGGAAGTTGAATTTTCAGTGGTATCAGCGGGGGCATTCAATGACCTAGAGCGGTATCGCAAGGCAGCCCAAAAAGAATGGGGATTCGTCTTGCGCCAATCGCTCCGTAGAACCGCGGTAAACCTCGTCTATCAGACTCAGCCTTTCGGGAATGGGCCGGACTCAAGAGAGAGGGGCCGGCGTAAGATAGCAAAGGATATGGGTAAGGTTTACGCCACGATTGGAAGCATATACGAAGAAATAATGAAGGTGGACAAGACTAAGGCTGACGCTTTTTATGCAATGGCATTTCAAGGCAAGTGGAAGAGGGCGGAAAAGATTCTCAGGGCAACACCTATTTATAATAGAAATACTAAGCTTGCCTCATTTGACGGTGGAACGGCGCACAATTCCCGATTTAAAATGGGAAGGCTTCGCGGAGGTAAAATCGCCAGCATCATACTAAAGAATGAGAAAAGCGCATTTACCTACCTGAAAAAGAAACAGGCCCTAGTCGGATTTGGCAAAAGCGGATGGGTGGAAATAGCCAGAAAACTAGGAGGCACGCGAGGAATACCGGGTTGGGTGTCTCGGCTTAAAGGCCCTGGAAGCGTAAAAGATCGAACGCTTGACGCTAATCCAGTAGTGTTTGGAACCAATGAGGTTTCTTATATTTCTGATATTTTAACTGCAACACAAGTGATTAGTGCGATAGATAGAGAAGAAAAGGTTGCAAAAAGCCAAGCTGAGAAAGCAGAACGCGCAGCCGCAAAACAGGCACGACTAGCATGAACCTTAAGAAGAAAACCGAAAAAGTATTTAGGGCATACCTTAGACAGATGACCAAGACCGGAAAGATATGGGCCGGGGTTAATCTGGAAGAGGGCCATAACGACTTGGATTTTAAGCTCCCCGCCATTGAGGTTTGGGCGGGGTCATCCCGCGAGCGCGAGGACATTCCCCCCCATTCGGGCGAGTTTGACGTTGACCTAGAAGTGCGGCTTTACACCCAAGCTGATGACGAAAACCGAGAGCTAGAAGACGAACGCATCGAGGGCATCGTAAACGAGATGTTGGATATTGTGTCCCTTCAAGCCTTTGCCAATTACCCCACCGCTAGGCGTGCCGTTCCACAATACATGATTCAGGATTGCTATGAACAGGGGCGGGATTCGTCCTCTGACGAGCGATGCTTTCTTGAGACCATGCAATTCAAGGTTGTATGCCGGAACGATAACGGGCAAGGCTCATCCTAAAAGGTTGACAGTTTGGCCATCTTTATATGGCCGCTACAGTTTACGGAACAGCACATCTTTACGGGGTTAACGGGAACATTTCCGGCGTAACCGTCAACAGCTTTCGGTTTACCAACGCTCCGGTAAATACCGCTCAAGTCGATAACGAATCTGGCAACCAGATTGAACGCCGTTACGATGACGTTCACAGTGATGCCGTGATTGAAGTAACGCTTCGGGCGAACTACAACATTCCCAACGCAAAGGGAACCATTCTTTCGTATCAGTCCACAAACTACGAAATCCAGTCTCTGGAAAAAGCCGAGCAGAAAAAGGGCTACCAGATGCTCACTTTCAACATCAAGAACTCTGAGTATATCACCAGCGCGTAAAATGAAATGGATGCTCTTTTTGAAGCGGCCTTTAACCGCAATCACAGCATCCTGTGGTATCGGTTAACGCCTTATAGCGCAGATCATTTGATGGCCCTAGACGCCATCAGGAGCCCGTTTTCTACGTCTGGCGGGGTGGCGGATAGGCAAGACCTTATCGAAGCCGTGCGGGTCTGTTCTCGCACGAAGCTACATCAGACCATCGGATTCACGCTTTCCGGCTGGGTCGCAATCCAGTTGCTCCGAATCCCGTTTCTGTTCAAGCGTTCGGCCCGTCTCTTCGGGGAATACATGGCAGACTACAACGCCTATCCTGAGTTTTGGGACGAGGTTTCATTGGACGGTCAGGAAAGCCCCAAGACTGTGAGTGGTTACCCCGTCCTCGCTCGCGTGATGTCCGTTATCAAAAAGGCACAAGGGGCCATTGGAGAAGCCCGCGCATGGCAAATGCCGATTGGTTTGCTGGTCTGGTATGACGAGCAACTAGGCGAGCTGGACGGTAATGGCAAGCGATTCTGGGACGATAGCGAGGAAGCCAGGATTGAACTCGCATTGCAGAAAGCCGAGAGGGAAGCGGCTATGATGGAGGACACGCACAATGGCTAAAATTACCATTGAGGCAGGGGTAAATACATCCAAGTTTCGCACGGGCCTTGCCCAGATGCGCGGGGATTTGTCTGGCCTGCAATCGAAGTTCCAAGGACTAGGGACGGCATTGCTTGGCGGGGGGCTGGTGTCCGGTCTTGCTGCCATCGTCAAAAAGGGTGACGACATCGGGGATATGGCGCAACGGTTTGGGGTGTCGGCTGAGATGCTACAACGTCTAGGCGTATCGGCTGAGTTTACGGGAACATCGATGGAAACGGTTGCGCGGGGTCTGCAAAAGATGCAGGCGAACGGCATGGCCGCGGATTCGATTTATAAGCTTGCGGATGCTGTGGCGGCTGCGACCACAGAAAACGAAGCGTTTGCCATAGCAGAGGAAGCCGTGGGAGTTAAGATGGCGGGTGCAATGCTTCCCATGCTGAAGCTTGGCGGGGATGAAATGCGCCGTCTTGGAGAGACCGCAAGCATCATGTCGGATGATGTGGTTTCGTCCTTGTCGAAAGCGCAGGACGAAATCTTTAAGATGAAGCAGACGCTTACCACGGCGTTTGGCGGCATTGCTGGATTCTTGGCAAAGGGGATTGAGGGGATCAAAGTATGGTCGGCCATCTTCGGAACTGCTTTCTATGCGGTTTCACAGATTGCTGGTGAAGCGGGAGGCATCATAGGTAATGCGCTTACTGGTAATTTTGGCGAGGCCAAGAAATCCGTCGCTGGCTTTGGTAAGTTTGTCCAGCAAACCTTAACGGATTCGGTGGGAGGATTTAAGCAATCCATCCTAGACATCTACGACGAAGGCCCCAAAGGAAAGGCGCGACTTGACCAAGGAGAAAAGCCAAACAAAGAATCAAAAGTTACAAAGGAAAAAGAGACGCAGCTTGCTACTGAGGAAAAACAGTATCGCGAGTATGTGGCCTATGCTGAAAAGCGCAGAGACCTAGAGCAAAAGATCAAAGACCTCATGGACAAACGGGCTACGGAGGCCATGTCCAAAGAGGAAAGGCTTGCAGTAATCGCAGAAGAAAAATCGGCTTGGATGCTTCGCGCAAATGATGCCGGTGTTTCCGAGCTTGAAAGACTAGACGCGCAACTGAAATTTGAGGAACTAACTACGGAGCAGTTGGAATTACAAGCCGAACTAGAGAAGGAAAAGGCAGACGCCAAAGAAAAGCTTTTGTCCTCTCTGGAAAGCGCAACGGACCAAGTTGCACAAAACCGTGATGCCGTGAGAAGCGCACGGATGAATTTCAGCGTGGATGACCTACAGCGTAAGGGCGGCGGCGGCAACATCGGAACCGGAGGAGGCGCGGCTAAGGAGTTGGATGTTCTCAAAAAGTCTGAGGAGCACCTTGCAAACATTGAAAAACGGCTAAAGGATTTGACCGGAGGAAAGGAATTTAAATGAGTTACAATCGAAGAGGAACGCTAGAACGCGGGACGTATGCCGTCCAGAAGGGCGCAAAGACCACAAAGAGCCGAACAGGACTTTCCGTAAGAACGGAAGTTTGGACGATGAATACCCTAGACTTTGGGTTGCTTGCTCCGACTCCTGGGGTTTCATTCCATCCCACGTTTACCAACCTGCTTTGCACTTCTTCTGTTGGAACTGATAGAGAGCTTGGGCTTACCGATGTGGATCTTCAATACGAAGGCGTAAGCGTATCGGATGACAGCGCGTTGCCCCCACCTGTTTACACCCTTGCGGGAGTGCCTTACACGTTTCCCATTGATACCATCTCGGATATTAAGTGGGGACAAATCCAAGCTTATATCATTGCCGAGGGCGGGCAGGCTGCTTTTGATGATGCCTTTGATGACAACGACAGGTTTGTAAAATTCCCACAATCGGCGGGGAGATACGCGGGCGTTGAGGTTTTCGATGACGGGGGCTTGATGTGGCGTGTGGACTTTGTTTCACGGACAAGCCAGCGGGGACTGCTTTCCAGATACCAGAAAATCACTAGCCCGCTTGGACCGAATCCCAATATTGAAGGGCGCAACTGGCGTTTGGTGGACTTCCAAGAACGTGAGCTAATCAACATTTACGATGTGAGTGTTTCCTATTTGCTCTCAGGACCGAACGGATGGGACCCGATCATCTATGGCTAAGAACCTTGTAGATTATTTGGGACGGCTTCAATTCATCTTCAAGCCAGCGGCATGTATTGAGGACGAGGTAACGACGGCACGGTTGAACGCGCTTCGGGACGCGAACAACATGAATTGCCTTCTTCCCGGAACTGGTTACACGCTTAAGAAGCAGCCGGGCGGGACAACGATCAACATAGGCGGCAGGGGCGGTGATGGTTCCTCGGTCCATCCATACCAAGGCTTTGATGCATCAAGCGGATCGACTGCAAAAGTAACGGTCCAATACGGCACGCATAACTCCGTCGTGCCGACCATTTCGGGCACTCCGCTTAGTGTTACACTTGCTGACAACCTTTTGACCTTGGGCGGATCTGATACCATCGTTTACATCCAATGTGACCTAGACGGAAATTATCAAATCACAGATGCCTCAATTCACTCTGGGACTACATTGCCCACAAGTGATGACACTACGGCATACCAGATTCTTTTTGCCGTAGCAATAACTACAGACGGAAGCGGCAATGCGTCCGTTGCCATAGCTGGTAACGTCCTCGGCTCTCAGGCGTTCCAGTATTGCGGAGGAAGCCATTTGTTCGGGCTTGTTTGATATGCCGGGAGTTAACATAATCGGGGAATGCAATGGCGACCCCGGGGGATGTGATCCAGACACGGGAACATATCCCTGCGACCACGTTTTAGATGATACTAGACTTACTTCGATAACGATCAACGGGAGCGCGAGCGGAACGGATGGGACGTATAACTACTCCGCAAGCTCTAGTCTATTTGTTACGCGCACGGCTACAGATGCGGTAACATATCCTGCCAATTTTTGGGCCAGAAGATGCGGTTGCTGTGACAGGCTTGGAGTCGATATTATCATTGGAAATGACACGACTTACCCGCCCCCCGGCGGCCCGGGTGTGACCATACTAGATACTTTGGTTGGGACTAAAACGCTTATTGCATCCCCGTTTACGGTTATTGATTTGGATTTTTTGGTTCAAATATATTTGGAATGGGATTATTGTAGGGCGGGAACGGACAAGCTTCGGCTTCTGATGGAGATGGCATTTCCGGCCAATAATCCCGCTGATATTGGAGTCCCCTTTTCCGTGGTCTATGACCAATATTGGAACAGCATTGAAGACATTGTGGCAGGGGGATCAGTTCCTCTTTCTGGGACCGTATCGGGCGTAACCATAAGCGGAAGCGTTCTTTTTGCATGACGCCGCACGGATATATAAGGGGAGATAATGGGTTGTTGATTCGCCTTCCGCGTCCTAGACCTGTGGGAGAATCTGGCTGTCGTAAGGGGCCAAGCGTGCCCGCAGAAGAGATGGAAAGGCGCATGGGCATATGCCATGAATGCCCGCATTACATGGAGTCAGGGTATCAGCCCTGTGACAAGGAGAAATGCCGTTCGTGCTGGGAGAAAACAGTTAAACACGGCAAGTGCAAAGACGGTCGATTCTAGGGCATTGACACGCAAAACAAGTTGAACCTATGTCCACTCTAAAGCTTTTCGTTGATGTCCAAAACAAAAGGCTTGTAAGTGCCTTTAACTCAAGGGCTGCATACACGTTGCCGTCTTTTTATTTGGGTGATACCGGACTGGCATATGAGGTTCACTTACTCACGCCCTCGGCTACGGGGTCTATTGACCGTCCGTATGAATACGTTGACCCCACGGGCGCAACGATTGACCTTGCCCTAGGATTGATCGACCAAGCCCCCACTGCGGGGACTTTTACCCTTACCGATACCCAACCGGGACCGGACGAAACCACAGGCGCGATTGCCTACAATGCCTCAGCCTCGACGGTTCAAATCGCCGTCCGTGCGGGACTTCCCACAAACTACGGTTCATGCACGGTTACGGGTGACGACGGCGGTCCTTGGACTATTGACCGAGTTACCACGGGCGCAATCGTTGCTTTGGGCGGGGACGGAACAGCCCTTTCCCCTGACTCGTTCGTGGGCATCATCGGACTTCGGGCGGGGACTTCCACGCTTTCATCCCGCCAACGCATCCGCCTCTTGCAGCAACCCGCATGTTACGACACGGCATCTGGGACGCTTCCGGTAGCGGCGGTCACCGTCACCACGAAGCAATCGGGCAGCGCAACGGCTAACGAAGTCCAACGGGTGTCGATCAACAGCGATTCCTACGATGGTTCCTTCTCGCTTACATCGACCACGCTAGGAGCGGGGAACGCCACCACGGCGACCACGGGACCGATTGCCTACAACGCCACCGCAGCGGAAGCACAGACGATTATCAACGCAGGATTCGGGACCGATAACGGGGTTGCCGTAACCCAAGTTAACGCTTGGACTTGGGACGTAGAGTTTACGGGAACGAACGTCGATAAGGTCAACATGGCCACAATGACGGGGGATGCGTCTGGCCTGAATGTCCCGGTTGGGGTTACGGGAACGCTTGACCTAAACACGGCTACGGCGCTCGGAATTGTCGGGGAAGAGACATCGGTTGCCGCCACCTTTGAGATTCAGCAGACCCGTAGCGGATCGGTTACTACGCTTTACCAAGCCGGGACAACCATCGTCAATGACCTGATCGACCCGCAATCGACGGGCGCGACGGAGTTGCCGGGGTATTACACAATTGCCCAAGCTGACGCTCTTTTTGCTGCGGTCGCCTCTCCTAATACGTTTACAGACACGAATACGTTTGATGATGTCATCCTTGGGTCGGGCATTCAAGCTGACTCTGGCGGTAATGCTCGCGGCACGGATGCGGTAGATTTACAGCGCAATCGAAGCGTGGCAACACAAGTCGCATCTGGAGATAGAAGCTTTCTTGGGGGCGGCGATGGGAATAGGGCCAGCGCAAGTGATTCGGCGGCGTTGGGGGGTGCTGGCAATGTGAACAGCGGAGCCTACTCGGCTTCAGTGGGCGGAGACACGAACACTAACAGCAATGACTATGCCGCATCTCTTGGTGGTGTTGGAAACTCGAACTCTGCGACCGCCTCCGCGTCAGTGGGTGGAGTTAATAACGCAAACTCCGGCACTTCATCTGCTTCATGTGGTGGAAGCGATAACATCAATTCCGGACCTAATGCAGCATCTTTAGGGGGCACAACAAACACAAACAGCGGAATTGAAGCGGCTTCTATTGGTGGAACTCTGGCAACCGCCCACTTACGCGGGCAGGTGGTTTCTGGCGCAGACGCTTCTCGCCAACATACAATTACCCTAAAGCCCTACGTAGATACAACCAACGCCACTCCTACAGCATTGTTCCTAAACGGCACTACGGAACGCATGACCATCCCGACGGATCAGGCGTGGTTGGCTGATATTTGCGTGCATGGACGTTCGGCGGGAGGCACAGAATATGCGGCCTATCATCGTTCTTGCCTGATTGAAAACACGGCGGGAACTACGCAGATTCGCGGTGCGGTTTCAACGATTGGCACAGACGTAGAATCCGACGCGGCACTAGACGTTGGCATAACCGCTGATAATACGAACGATGCCTTGATTGTCACGGTTACGGGTAAAGCTGCAACCAACATGCGCTGGCAGGCTACCATCCAACTAAATCAAATTACCTACGCCTAATTTTATGCCCGCTTTGAACACCCTAGACCTGATAATCGACATCACGGCGGCTGATAAACAAGGCTTGTTGCTGAACTTTAACGACAGGCAACCCGCAAGCGTTCCCTTATTCGTTCGTGATGACGAGGTGGGAGTGACGCTGAGATTCGTCCAACCTTCGACCACCGACTCCCGCGCATGGGACGACGTGGACCTTTCAGCGGATACTGTCAAGTTGGCCTTGGGCGTCTTTGATACAGCCCCCACCTCTGGAAGCTTTACGCTTACCTATGGCGCAGAAGTGACGACAGAAATTGCTTTCGACGCCTCAGCCAATGACGTTCAAATGGCACTCAATTCCCTGTCCACAATCGGCACGGGTGGAGTGACCGTCACCAAGCCCAAGGATGGGGTATTCTACGTCACATGGGCGAACGTAGGCACGCGCACGGCCATCAGTGGAACGGCAACCGGACTTACCCCCGCCTCTTCCATCATGGCAACTCCCGTGGTGGATGGAGCCGCCGCAGTTCGAGAAATCCAGGTTATTCAGATTCGGCAAGATCCCTACGCTTTAACGGACACTTGGACGGAGTTTCCCACCGCAAGCGCAACCGTTTCCATCATCACGGCTGGAACGGTCTCAAGCCCCACCGTCCAGCGCATCACGCTTGACCCAGACCCATACGCGGGAACATTCCAGATCACCACAAACCTTTTGACCACGGCAGCAATCGACTTTGACGCATCGGCAGAAGACGTAGAAGATGCCCTAAACACAGGCGGGAATAACTACATCGTGACCGGAGACGATGGCGGGCCATGGACCATCACTACGGTTGCCAACGGATCGGTTGCTCTATTCACCGTAAACTCGGCTGGCCTTAGCGTTCCCGTTGGACTGTCTGGCTCATTGGAGCTTTCTACCTATTCAATGTTGGAAGCCTTTATCAATGGCGATAGCGACATCACTCTGGAAATGCAGGTTCAAGTAACGCCTTCCGGTAGCGGGGCATCGACTGTTTTGCAAGTCCCCGTCACGGCATCCAAGGACGTTATCAATCTTGGGTCCATGACCCCGACACCGCAGTCCGAGTATTACACCAAGGTTGAAAGCGATGCTCGGTTTGAGCCCGTCCTTGGTAACCCCTCTGTTACGGGATACGTGCTTTCGTCCACTACGGCGGGAGTGCGTTCGTGGATTGCTGTTGCTGCTTCTACGGCATGGGGAGCTATCACCGGGACACTTTCCAACCAAGCCGATTTGCAGTCTGCCCTAAACGCAAAGCAAGATCAGTCAGCAAACCTTGACGCATTTTCGGCAAAGACGGCCCCCACGGGTGATGTTGTTGGAACGTCCGACGGCCAGACGCTTACAAACAAGACTCTGACCAACCCGACGATTACGAATTACACGGAATCCGTCGTTGCCATTGGAACGGTTACAACCACACACACGCTTGACCTGACATCGGGAACGGTCCAGACCGCAACGCTTACGGCCTCCACGGCTTGCACGTTTACCATGCCCACGGCAACGGCTGGAAAGTCCTTTACCTTGCTTCTCAAACAAGCGGCTAGCACGGGAAACGGAACCGCAACCTTTACCGGAGTTAAATGGAATATAGCAGGCGCTCCGACCATGACCACAACGGCGGGAAGCATGGACATATTTACATTTACGTCTGACGGAACTAATTGGTATGGGGCCACCTCGCAAGGTTATACGCCATGATTGGCTTTCGTGTATTAGACGAAATAGACCCCGCTGTTATTGCCTTTGCCAACACAAGCGGGGCAACGAATCTTCGTGCGCTGTCTCGCTATACGATGGGAATTAGAAATCTGGGATTATGGTCTCAGTTTAGTTCATGGCCAATGCGTCCCGGATTGAATGCCGGAGCACTATCGACAGTTTATCAGTTGGGCGGAAACGGCGCCGGAAACATGACACTTGTTAATGGGCCTACATGGGGTGCTGGAGGTGTTGGTTTTAACGGGACGGATCAACTTGGCCGAGTCTCTGACTACCTATCAGACGGGACAATTTCCGTGTTTGTCAGGCTCGCAGAAGCTAGCGCGACGCCTACCACTGACGCCTGTATTGTGGGGCAATATGATACTACGCTGAATGAACGATCTTGGGGCTTGTTCCATCGCGGCGATTTGGCAAATGATCCATATACACTCAATCGCTCGTCTCTTGGAACTTCGGCCACGCTTGAAGAATATAGGGATGGCGGTGGGAATAGCTCTGTCGCAGATCGGGTTTTATCTTCTCAATGGATTAATGGCGGGGGGCGGTCTTTCTGGATTAATAAAACGCTTATTGCCACTACTCCCGTCGGCATCTCTGTTACTTCTAGAAAAAACTCTGTAGCCGATATTACTTTGGCATCACGATTAGGGAACAACGTCCCCGCAGCTTTTACCGCCCTGACAGGCTCATGCCTCGCCATCATAACCGGAACCATCACAGACGCCCAAAGAGAAGCAATCACCGACCTGATAAATGCCTTATGACCATGCGCGACATAACCAATAGTCCGGTAAGCCTCCGTATTTTAATAGCCTGCATGTTGTTTGTAGGAACAGGAACGTGGGCAGTAGCCGTAAGCTATGCTCGCATATTGAGCACGTTAAGCCACCTAGAAAAGAACGCTTGGACATATGCTGAGGAACGGGAGGCTTGGCGGGAATACGCCAATCTCAACCCCGGCCAAAGAGTGCCCAACGTCAAAGACATCCACTCGGATAGCCGTAATTAACCCTACTTGACTTTTAACGCTTTTAGTGCCATCGTCGCGGCTTAATCAAGATAGTAAACACCTAATAGGAAAAAACCATGATCCAATCAGTAGTTCGTTATTTGTTGACCGCAGGAACCGCACTCCTTGCAAGTAAGGGAGTTTTAACCGAGGGTCAAGACCTTGGCTCCGTCACCATCGAGCAAGCGGCCATTTTGCTTGCGACCGTTGGAGCGGCGAGTCTTTGGAGCTATTTCCAAAAGAAGTTCTTCCCCTCCAAGGTTGTCAGCGTTAAGGAATAATTTGTGTCCCCGGCTCAATGGCTTGGGGAGTTCGTGGGGACCGCAATAGGGCATGCTCTAAAAATATGCGGCCCCACTTTGGTTGATGTTTGTGCATTGATTTACCGCCGAGCTACGACAGAAACAACCGAGGATTCTAAGCGTGATGAAAGCCTTGTTCAAAATCTTACTAGCCAGCTTCCTCCTAAGCCTTAGTGGATGTGCTACACGCAGTATTTACATTAAATCGGGCGATCCGGTTCAATTGGCCGAGGACGTTTACGCAAAGGTATGGGTTCCCGACAAAGACAGAGTGAAGGTCAAGACCAAGCACAAGTTGTCCGAAGGCTTTTGGGTCATAGAGGATAAGCGATGAACAGCGAAGCGGCATTTATCGTTGGAGTCTCCATGCTAGGATGTGGACTCATTGCCTTCTGTGGATGGCTGACTGAAACATTCCTTCCCCACATCAGGCGATACATGGGGGGGCTGTGATCGTTGAGCGACACCTTGCCTTGCTCGCCCAACTGCAACTGCACGCAGAGGGATTCTATCACGCCGCAATCGACGGACAATGGGGGCCAAAGTCCAACGCCGCGTATGAAGCATTCAAGAAGGCAAACCCAATCATCCAAGCTATTAGCCTTCCATCTCCCACACCTGCAACTAAAGTCGCATTGCCCGAAGGTAAGGAAGCTTTGCAAAAAGATGTTGTTGGGATGGTCTTTGATGCACGATCAGAGTTGAACATAAAGACGCTTTCGCCGGAGGCTCAAACGCTCTGCCGGAAGTGGTTAAAGGCTTGCCGAGACAAGGGACTGCCCATCGTGGTCATATGTGGGACGCGCACGTTTGGCGAGCAACAGGCTTTATACAATCAGGGCAGGACTAAGCCCGGGGCGGTTGTTACGAACGCCAAGCCGGGGCAATCCCTCCATAATTTCGGAGCGGCTTGGGACGCGGTAGCCTTTGAAGGCGTGTCGGAGTTTGGCGGGGTGGGACAACCGCAATGGAACGGCAACGCCATGCACACCGCGGGACGTATCGCCTTGGATATGGGGCTTGATTGGGGAGGCGCATGGAAAGGATTCAAGGACGTTCCTCACTATCAGATTTACCCGTCGTCATACTTAGACGACCTGCAAAGAGCATTCCCCAAAGGCTACTCCTACGCATGAAAAAGCACGTCGAAGAAGTTAACTATCCCCCGCATTACACGGGGGGCCTTGCGAAGTGCGAATGCGGTAAGAGCATCGAGTGCATCCAGATTACTGAGCATATGAACTTCTGCCTTGGCAACTCCATTAAATACATTTGGCGGGCAGACCTTAAGGAAGATCCAATCAAGGACTTGAAAAAGGCCAAGTGGTATATCGACCGCGAATTAGAACGCCGGCAGAAGAAGCGGAGGGCAAAGTAATGGCCGCTGTAGTGTCTAAATGGGAGAGGCTTATTGCGGTGGGATGTTCCCATGGGCACCTTGGCAATGCGTCTGTCCAGAAAGAAGTCCTAGACCTTTGCGAGCGGTGGAAGCCCAAGCATCGGATTCACCTTGGCGACTTCTTGGACTTGGCCGCGTTCCGGTCTGGCGCGAGAGGCACCAACGACGAGGCGGCTAATGTCTCATACGATCTTAAGGACGGCTTTCAATTCCTTTCCGACCTTCGCCCAACTATGGTATTCATGGGTAATCACGAAGATCGCTTGTTTTCATTTCAGCAAAGCCCGAACGCGCTTAAATCCCACGTTGCCGGAGCCGTCCTAAAAGACCTAGACGACCTACGTAAAAAGGTGGGATTCCGCCTAGTGGAGAAATACGGTGTCAGAGAGTCGGAGGCTTGGGTGGACATTGGAAACGCCCGGTTCATGCACGGTTTCATGTATTCAGAGAATGCCACGCGGGACCATGCGGAAGCCTTCGCGCCCGTAGGAGGCTCCGTAGTTCATGCCCATACACACAGACCGGATATGAGCCGAGGACGCCGCTATGACAGTCCTACGGGCTACTGCGTAGGAACTTTATCGGACATCCCCGCGATGGGATACGCCAAGACCCGCCGTGCCACGCTCGCATGGGGACACGCCGCCGTCATCGGGGAAACAAACCACAAGGAGACTAGACTATGGCTAATCAACGGAAATCAGGGACCGTTGCGCTTTCCAGTTTGAGCGCGTTGGATAGATACTTGGCGAGTCAGGGCGAGGTATTGACCGAACCTCCCAAGGACTCGTTTCGCGCCGCGGAATATGCTGCAAGAATTGGAACTACTACTGCTCATGCCATAAGAATGCTAAACAAACAATGCGATTCTGGTAAGCTGCAAAGGGTTCCTGTGCGTAGCCAGAATAGCAGCCCCGTTTACTACTACACGCTCAAGCCATGAAAAACAAAGAGAATAAGACGGCCAAAGTGTTTTTGCAAAAGCTTGGACGGGAACAGGCCTGCGGAATCTGTGATTATTCCAAGGGGCAAATTAAGATCGACCCCAGGCTTAAGCCCTTCCCAATGCTTGAGACGGTCTTGCACGAATCGCTTCATTGGCTTGAGCCGGAATGGTCGGAGCGCAAAGTTACTGTAACGGCAAAGAAGCTCGCCAAGATTGTATGGGATTTCAAGTTTAGGCAGTTGCGCGAGTTGCCGCAGTGAATTGCCCTAAGTGCTGGACAAGATGGGGCCGATGGTTCCCCAATGCGGTAGAGACTGAGGATTGTTCTAGGAGAGTTGGGGCGTGCGTAGGACTACGGCTTGTGGAGTATCCCGCTGTGAAAAAGCCCGTGTATATCCCTAAAGTTTTGTCTAAAAAGAAAAAGTGATTGACGGTTTTCGGGACTTCGCATAGGTTCACGGAATGGAAGATAAATCAAAAGGGAAAGTGTTGGTTGTCCGAACCTGTAATGCGGACATGACTTCTTATAACGGTTTTGTTTGGCCCAAGTCTGGAGTCGTGGAAGCAAAAGACTTTAAGGACAACAAAGAATGCGGTAATGGCCTGCACGGATGGCTGTGGAGCGTTGGGGATTACTCCAATCGGATTGGCGACCATGATCGCACTTGGCTTGTTGTTGAGGTGGAGGCTTCTCAAATTATTCAACTTAAGAACAAGGTTAAGTTTCGGTCTGGCGAAGTGATTTATTGCGGATCATGGTGGCAAGCATTTGAGATTGTGCGTTCTCGCCGTCCTTCTCAAAAGCTTGAGTCCTCGGCAACGGGACGACTCGGCCACGCCTCGGCAACTGGAGACTACGGCCACGCCTCGGCAACTGGAGACTACGGCCACGCCTCGGCAACTGGAGACTACGGCCACGCCTCGGCAACGGGATACTCCGGCCACGCCAGCGCAACGGGATACTCCGGCCACGCCAGCGCAACGGGAGACTCCGGCCACGCCTCGGCAACGGGACGACTCGGCCACGCCTCGGCAACGGGATACTCCGGCCACGCCAGCGCAACGGGAGACTCCGGCCACGCCAGCGCAACGGGATACTACGGCCACGCCTCGGCAACGGGATACTCCGGCCACGCCAGCGCAACGGGATACTCCGGCCACGCCAGCGCAACTGGAGACTACGGCCACGCCTCGGCAACGGGATACTCCGGCCACGCCAGCGCAACGGGATACTACGGCCACGCCTCGGCAACTGGAGACTACGGCATTGCTGCCGCCTTGGGCTATTGCTCTAAGGTTAAGTCTGGAAGCAAGGGCGCGATTGTGGCAAGCTACTATGACTCCAAAGCAGAACGCCCAAGAGTATTGGTGGGATACGTTGGGGAAGACGGCATTAAATCGGACACATGGTATTCCTGCGAAAGTGGGAAATGGAAAGAAGTTAAATGAGCGAAGTAACGACCCAAGAAAAATGGGCCGACGAAGACGCGCAAAAAGAGCGTATAAAGCGCATGATGGACCCCCAAGAACAACCAACAGACGAGGACGAAGATGGAACTATTGAGCGTTAACGAAGCCCGAGCGTATTTGAAAACGCTGGGATGTGAGATAGGCGCGGGGAGATTCCGCGGAGATGCTGCCAAGTATGAGAGCAGTAAGGGCAAGGAAGGATTGCCTTGCGTGCGTAGAGGTCGCATCCCGAGGTATGGCAAGCTTGGGTTTAAGAAGTCCGACCTTAAGGCGTATGCGGCTATCAAAAAAAAGCAACAGGCCTGGGGCTATGTGTGGAGTGACAATGAAAAGTAATACCGTATTGCCCGTGTTTATCCTACGCCGCATGTCTGACAATGACCGCAAAAGCTTAGGTAAGGCCGGAGTGCTACCCGAAGAAGCGCAAGCGGTTCAAGAAGCCAAGAACGAGCGGGAGTTGCAAGGGCAGATTGCATCCTACCTACGCCGTAACAATATCTGGTTTGACCAAGATGCCACGCACAAGCGGAGGACGGGAACAGCCGGAACTCCTGACTTCATATTCTGTATTAACGGCCAAGCCGTAGCATTTGAAGTCAAGTTTAAGGACGGCAAGTTAAGCCAAGACCAGATCGACGCACACGCAAAGATGACGGCAAACGGCTGGAAGGTCTTTCTTATTTTCACCTACAAACAAGCAGTAGAAACCTTAACGGGATTAGCAATCAAATGACCACACCGGGAATGATAGTAGCTTACTCTGCAATAGCAGTTGGGGTAACCTCGATGATCCTTACTGGATGCCGCCTATTCAACCACTATTGGACCAAGCACAAATGAAAGAAAATCGAAAAGAAGTTTTGCTTAGGGCCACATACGATATTCTTAAGCGTTCGGCACAGTCTCACTACGTGGTATCAGCGTTAGAATTGGCAGCACATTATGACGGCACAAACTGCGATGGATATTGCCTGATGGATGACATTATGAATGAGCTTGATCTTGCAGACGATCAAATGCCAATTCCGCTTTCGGAGGACCAATGAAACAGATGCCTAAAGAGTTGCCGCCGTTGCCGGAGGGGTATGTTTACCTTGGAAGGGGTGGGGATTTTGTTCCTCCTAGTTCATATGCGCCAATGATTATTTTGGAGGATGCGCCCCAACCCAAATGGGATAATGGAGCAGATTACAACGGGAAATGTAGCCTCTACCACTACGCCGCCCCCGCAGACAGCGAGATAGCCAAGCTGAATGGGTATTCTCCTAAGGATCCGACATTGCCCAATAGTGCCGTAGAGCAGAACATAATCCGCGGAACCGACGACAGCAATAATTCGCCCTTACCGTGGCAGGTTCATCTTATAAATGAACTGCGCTTACTCCGTATTGCTTGTCAGGAATCCGCTAAAACCAACAAGGAAATAGCCGAGCTTTACAAGGGCAAGCACGATAACCCCCAGCTAGCCAAGGCAAAAACCTACATTTGGGATGCAACCACAGGTGAATACGTGGAGAAGAAATGACCGCGCAAGACCGCAAGGTAGTTCTTGCCATGAAGCAATACGGAGGCAGCTTTATATCCACTCTAGGCCACGCTGCGATGTTTGCGGATGAAGACAACTTGGCGAAGATCAAAGCAACATGGTCTGATGAGTGGGAGAAATACACGGCTTTTGCCGAACAAAGGGAGAAAGAATGAACAAGGGAATTATCGCAATACTGAGCCGAATGCAGAAGGACTTGAAGGCCAACAAGGGACAGTTTAACTCATTCGGGAAATACCACTACCGAAGCCTAGAGGACTTGACGGAGGCGATTAAGCGCATCTTGCCTGCCGAGGTTGCCTTCGTGATGACCGACGAGCTTGTGATGGTGGGAAATCGCTACTACATCAAGGCCACGGCCAAGCTTACGAACGGTGAGGAATCGGTGGAATCGGTGGGATATGCCCGCGAGTCCGAGAACAAGAAGGGAATGGACGATTCGCAGATTACCGGGGCAACATCATCCTACGCCCGTAAATACGCCTGCAACGCGCTGTTTGCGGTGGACGACTGCAAGGATGCAGATACGCTTCCACCCCCCGAAGACAAGCCCCCAGGGTCCAGGGAGTCGAATCCGGCACAACCACCAGTTAAGAAGCAGGACGCCCCCAAGCCTAAATCCGAAGCCAAGGAAGGCGACCACAAGAAGGGGACCGTGACTAAGAAGTGGGAGGACACGGAAGGAAATCTTTGGATCAACTTCAAGACTGAGCGCGGCCAAGCCGATGTGAAGTGCGACCCCGAAAGCTTTGATGAAGCGAAAGAGGGAGGCACCATGTATATCGCGGTGGAGAAAAACGACAAGGGACAGCTTTACATCACAGACCGGCTTCCCTTCTAAAACGGACTAGATCAAAAAAGGAAACATATGAGCAACGAAAAACGATACATCAAAGGCATCAGCCTTAAGCAAAAAGACTTGGCCAACGGGGCCATTCTCAAAGTCGGAATCCACAAGCAGAAGTTTCTGGACGACATCGAGAGCATCCCGGCCAACGAAAAGGGATACATCAACTTGGACATCACGGCACGGCGGGAGGTGTCGCAATACGGGGAGACGCATTCTTGCGCCCTGGACACATGGAAGCCGAAAGCAAACCGGGATGATAGCGGCCTGTGAACAAGCTTATCTTTGACATTGAGACGGGGCCAAGGTCTGACGCAATGGAGTGGTTGGAGGAAGTCTCCGCTCCTTCCAACTACAAGGACCAAGATAAGATTCGGGCCTACGTAGCGGAGAGAAAGATCGAGCTTCTGGAGAAAGCGGCGCTGTCCGCGGTCACAGGTGAAGTGCTCGCCGTGGGAACGTATGACGGTATTTTTAAGCAAATCTATTGCTTCGACAATGAAAAGGACACGCTCGCCGAGTTTGTCGCAACACTCAACGAGGATAGCTTTACGGAAACCCCTATTCTAATCGGCTTTAACTCAGAGTCATTCGACATACCGTTTCTGGTTCGCCGATGCTGGGCACATGGGATTCAATTCCCACACCGATTTTATCGGCGTCCATCGTCTTATGAGTTTAGCATTGACCTAATGAAGATGTGGCAGATGGGCAACAAGGAGGACCGTATCAGCTTGAATAAGGCGTGCAAGTTGCTGGGCCTAGGAGAGAAGTCGGGGGATGGAAAGTTCTTTTCCCAACTGCTTAAAGAGGACAGGGAAAAGGCAATGGAGTATCTTCGCCAAGACCTGGACCTGCACTACAAGCTTGCGGAGCGCATGGGAGCGCTGGAATGAATGCGTTTGAAACATGGTGGCATAACGAAGGAAGTGGCATGGTCCCCGGACCAGAAGAAGACCACGAAACGCACGTTAAGCGCATAGCAGAAATTGCATGGAGTAACGGGGCATATATTCAACAAATGAAGATTGATTATGCAATCTTGGGAGAGCCATGCCCGGACCAACCTACACCGTAGAGCCCTACGACATCGGGACATTTCTTGTAACAAAGAAGATGCGCGGAGGGGCTAGAATAGCCTACGTGGTGGATGTGGCCTTGAATAGCTGCACATGCGAGGCGGGGATGGAATACGCGAAAAAGAACTGCCGTCACCGTAACTTGGTTGCGGCTTACTTAAAGGAGTTAAATGAGTGGAGAAATGGAACAGCCGAAATATGAGCGTGTAATTAGACAAACATGGACAAAATGTCCATTGGGATTAGGAATTGAGGATTTAATTACGGTTGAATCAAGCGCGGGCCGTCTTGTTCTATGCGAAGTCGTAGAAGGAATTTGGGGATCGTCAGGCGGAATAATCGTTCGGCCAATTAAGAGCATTGATTTAGAGAATTGCCCACTATGACCCAACCCAACCTTGACGGAATCCCTGACTTGCCCTTTACTTCCAAAGAGTTTAAGCAGTCATGGGAAGATTGGACGCAACACCGTAAGGAAGCCAAGAAAGCCCTTACGGCCACGACAAAGAAATATCAACTTAGGAAGCTTGCGGCCATGGGAGAAGCTAGAGCATTGGCAGCATTGGAGCATAGTATTTCTGGAGGCTATCAGGGGATATATGAGCCGTCTGTTACGGGCCAACCGCAAGCTGATGAGCAGCCGGGAGAGGCTTTCAAGCGTAGGATGGGACTGTAGATGCGTATCCACGATGTCCCGCCCGCGGTAAGCATAGAGGCGGAAAGGGCCGTTCTGGGGGCGATGCTGTCCGACCCTGAGACGGTGATAGACGACGCCATGGGGAAGCTGATAGCGGAGGACTTCTTCCACCCGGCGCATCAAAAGATGTTTGATGTGATGGTGCAGATGCGTAACGCAAATGTGCCAGTGGACCCCTCTACTGTTTTACAATGGGTCACAGACCGTAAGCTTGGCGACTCATACGGGATGCTTATATCGGATCTTGCCGCGGGGGCGATTGCTTCCCTTACGGCTCCCGCCCATATCGAAACCGTCCTAGGAAAGTCTAAGATTCGGTCCCTCGTCACGGCTTGCGCCAAGTCCATAGCAGACCTGACAGAGAGGCAGCATGAACCAGACGCGGCCATAAACGATGCGGAAACCCGTCTAAACGCCTCTGTGGAGCGTCCGAAGGAGGCAGAGGGGGTCGGAGCAAGGGAGGGAACAGACGCGGTTTATAGGGCAATCATAGAGACGTCGGAGCGTGGGGACGGCATGATCGGCACGGCAACCGGGATGAAAACGGTGGACGAGAGGACGAGCGGAATTGAACCCACAAACGTCTGGTATATCGGAGCGAGGCCAGGAATCGGCAAAACGAACTTTGCTCTTTCTTGGCAGCTTTCCATGGCCCGACTTGGAATCCCTACTGCACACGTAAACATTGAAATGTCCGTCATGCAGTTGTCCCGCCGCCTGCTTTCTATGGAGTCCACGGTGGCACTTACGACGTTGCGGAATGGCAGGCTATCGGAGAACGAGCAGGCCCTTTTAAACCACGCCAAGGACCAACTAGACGCCATGCCCTATCGGTTGCACTTCACCCCAACACTTACACTTTCCCAGCTACGGAGCATTGCCCGAAAAGAAGTGAGACGGCACGGCATCAAGGTTTTATTCTTGGACTATATCCAGTTGGTCAAATGCCCGGGATGCAAGGACACGTTTGCAGAAACGGCAGAGGCATCAAAAGGAGTCCGAGAGATTGCGGGAGATTTGGGGATCGGCATAGTTGCGCTGGCCCAGCTTAACCGAGAAAGCGAAAAGGGGGCAGAGCCAAGAATGCCGAGGCTTTCGGATTTAAGAGAATCGGGACAGCTTGAGCAAGACGCGCACTTTGTCGGACTGATACACCGCGACCACGAAAAACCGCCGGGCTGGAAAAAGGGCGACCCTTTAGAGGATTACAAAAACGAAGGGTGGTTTTTGCCCGTCAAAGGAAGGGACATTAAAATGAGCCCGTTCCAGATATTTTGTAACCCGCGCACGGCACAATTCACAGACCGCATTACTGATACTATACGGGACAACCGGCACGAATCCGCGCCATGGAACAGAGAATCATGAAGCGCAACACGGCAAAGAGGGCGAAGGAAAACAGGGAGTATAACGAGAGGGTAAAGCCGTTTTTGGAAGAGCATCGTTTCTGCCCGGTAGCGGCCAACATGCTTGGGTCGCAATGCAGGACAACACAGAACCACCACACGAAGGGGAGAGACGGCGCACTACTCCTAGACGAAAGATTTTGGCTTGCGGTATCAGACCGGGGACACAAATGGATTCACGACAACCCAAAAGAAGCGAGGAGATACGGCTTTGTTTTCACCAAGGGATATGGCATAAACGACCAGTTGGAGGCGCGGGTTTGCGAAAGGCGTAGGATGATGGACTTCTACCCCGTCCCTGAGTATGACGAGCTGATGTCTGCTATTTTACCCGACTACGAATAAAGTTGTTGACGGTTAACGGGACTTCGCATAGTTTCACGGAATGAGCGATACACCTAGAACAGATCAATTTCTTACGGTTGATGGGACTTTGTTAACATTCATGAAATGTGCCGATGTCCCAGACTTGGAAAACTTTTGTAGAACCCTAGAACGCGAGCTTACTGCATCTAAGGCCAAGAACAAAGAATTGGTGGATGCGTTGGAAGAAATTTTGGAAGGCACAATTCCCCACAAGCGGGATTTCTTATTTACTGCTTACGCTAAAAACAAAGCCATATCCGCCATCGCCAAAGCAAACGGGGAAGCATGAAACACCTTAAAAGCACACGGCTCATGAAGCGCAAGGCCAAGCCCGTAGAGAGGGCAGATAAGCGCATGGGCATTGAGCCTGATCCGGGCAACGAAAAACCCGCTACGGCAAACGTGGAGCGATTCCAAGGCATTAAGGCAATCGCACGGATGGCACTGCTTATTCTCCATGGCTGGCACCCCACTGAACTTGGCCTATGGATGAAGCGCACAAAATGGCGCGGTGGAAGCATCACCGAAACATACAACTTGCACACGGCATACGCCAAGCAATTCGGAGAAACGAAATGAGCAAAAAGAATTACATGATCACAGTAACAGGATATGCGCGTGTTTTGGTATTAAGCGCGGAAAGCGAAGAAAAAGCCATTGAGTATGCCCATACTGCTATGAGCACGGGAGACTTCCAAATCGAGAAGTTGCAAATAGATCGTGTTGTTTCTGATGAGGATTTTGATGTCGAAAACGCCCGCGTTGAAGCCGATATGGTTGCCGAGGATTACACGTGAATACACATATTCCTAATCGGTTTCACTGGATGCCAACTTATTACAAGTGGTTAAGCCCATATCACAGTGGAGTAGTTTGGGGATATTGGATTTTGATAAGCTGGGAAGCATAAACAATTTGAGCCGGGGAGAAACAACCCAAACCAATAGAGAAGGGGAGGAGTAGTAAGCTGATACCTGTCGTATCGGCGAATAAGCAACTCTCCGGCTCAATCCAATCAAAGGAACAATAAGAAAATGAACACAGAACGAATTAACCGAATCATCAAAGTGCTTGAGGCGGCGAAGGTGCCGGGTGCAAAGGCGCAAGAATCGGAGAATCACCCTACTTCATGGTGGACTATAGGGCTTGAACACATTGTTGGTGCATTGCATGTTGGTAAAAAAGTGCGCGTCCTGCACCGCGTAGGCGGCTGCAAGCGTCACATCACTTCCAAAGATTGGGACGGTCAGGCGGCGGTTTGGATGCGCCCGAAATACAGTTCTGTAAACTTTCCTGTTGGGCCAATTGGCGATGGAGTTTTTAGCATTCAAACTTCTACGAAGCCGCAACAGTTTTATTGGACCAACACCGGCGAACTCGAAAAATACGAATACAGCTTTACCCGCAAAGTAAACGACTGGCACCCGTTTGTTGCCGAAAGCGAAAGCGAGTGGCAGGTCGTCGCAACTACGGAAGGCGCGTAATGGAATATCAGGATTCCATGTTATTGCCCAAGCGTCTTCTGTGTTGGTTCTCTTGCGGCGCGGCTTCTGCTGTAGCGGCCAAACTTGCTATTGCCATGCACAAGGGACCAGAGGCCGTAGAAGTCTGTTACTGTGAGGTAGCTAACGAACACCCTGATAATGCCCGTTTCCGTGCCAATGTTGAGAAATGGATTGGACATCCGATTAGGGGGCTTCGTTCTAAGGAATACCCTACCATGGACATCTTCGATGTGTTTGCAAAAGAGCAATACATTGCCGGGGTTAAAGGCGCGGTATGCACGGATCGCCTTAAGCGTGAGGTGAGACTTGCTATGCAGATGCCCGCCGATATTCACGTGTGGGGATATACGGCAGACGAGTTGGACCGAATTTCCAAGTTTGATAAAGCCAATCCCACCATGCGGAATATGTGGGTATTGCGCGACCTGGGGATAACCAAGAACGACTGCTATAAGATTGTGGCCGATGCGGGAATTGATCTGCCGATGATGTATCGCCTTGGATACAATAACAACAACTGTATTGGATGCGTTAAAGGTGGGGCCGGATACTGGAACAAAATCCGCAAGGACTTCCCAGACCACTTCCAAAAGATGGCGACCTTTTCCCGCAAGATGGGAGTGCGTTTAGTTAAAAACAAAAAAGAGCGGTGCTTTTTGGACGAGCTGCCGCCAGATGCCGGGAATTACAAATTTGAGGGCGACATAGACTGCGGCCCGCAATGCGTGATGCCCGATTATGAACAAGACACATTAGCAGTCGCCAGCACGGAGGAAAGCAAGTGAGCAAGAGGATTCCGATTTCATTGTCTATCAGCCGTCCCTGCGGAGGCTCTACGGAAGGATGCATCAACATTCAAATCACGGATGAGTTGAGCCGCATTCGATTTGCGGAAATCAATGTGCCTTTGGCGCAGTTCTCGGAGGCATTGACTGGAATGTGGGTCAAGGCAGAGGCCGAGATTCGCAACCTTGAGAATGTGGGGAAAACAAAAGTTGGAGAAGACAGGAAAATCGAATGCCCGATTCAATATGGCAAGGAAAAGCAAGAACAGTGGCTTGAGCAAAACGCCCAAGAACCCGGATGGATTCTGAACCCGAATCTTGGAAGCCAACAATCCGTAAACACAGTCAATGGAAAAACGATTCTACGCTACAGCGTTTATAAATTTGAGGAGCAAAAATGAAATACTACCGACAGCTTGAGCCGAACGAGATAACGCAACAGGAGGATGCAATAAACGCGGGCATTGATATGGTGCCGCTGACTGATGTGGGGCATCCTGCGAGAAAATACGGCTGCATTGTATTCCGCCCCGTCTCATTCGGCTGGGTGAGCCTTGCCGAGCGCAAGCCTACGGTGGAGGATGAGAATAATAAAGGCTGGCTTTATGTCAGAGATAAACATGGAGTGGAACATTTTTTGCACATTGATAACTTTGAAAAATACACAGCAATCACCCACTTCCACCCCATAGCCAAGTTCGCGCCGGAGAAGAAGGAGTTGCCGATGTCGGAAATTGCCGACGAGTGGATCACTGAAAAACACGCCGAATACGCCGCGATGCAGAAGGAGAGCAAATGAACGTTGCATACAAGAACGGCTTGCCCCAGGTGCCGAAGGGGTGGAGGAAGTTGCACTTAGACGACGTTCTACAAGAATCCGATATGTGCATTAATAATGGCGAGTGGCGTCCAACTATGTGCGCTGGGAAAAGAATACGGGACGTAAACACGGCAATTCACCTATACATCCGCCGCAAGAAAGGAAAGTGATATGAGCAAAGAGAACACCATGAGCAACGTGCCTACGCCGAGGAGTGAGGAAAAACAATGGGCGGCAGAGATTGTAGAGCTAATCAACAAGCTGACGCCCGACATACAGGGCAAGGCATTCGATGCCGGATGGTTTATGCTTTACGAGCGACTAGACAGCGCGGCCCGCGAACTAGCCGCCGCGAAGGAGGAGTTGTCCCGACTCAACAACCTCGACGTGGACTACGCCATGACCTGCAACAAGCTGGCACAAGCCCTCTCCGACAAGCGGGAGTTGGTGGAGGCTCTGAGAGCATGGCACGATTGGTGGCAACTGGACTCAGTGGGGCATGGACAACGTGGAGAGATATTTACGAACACCGAAGCCATCCTCGCCAAGCACAAGGAGCAACCATGAGCGAGTCACAGACGCCGAGGACGGATAAAGTTATTGGCATTGCATTTGGAGCCGACGGACACGGTGATGATTATGATGCCTATGTCACAATGATGGCCCACGCCAAGGAGCTAGAGCAGGAGAGCAACATGATTCTGGAGAAAGCAAAAATATATCTGGCCGCAGAAAGAAAATGGTCAGAGGTTCCATATTGGGAAAGCTCAAGCGAACAACTGGCCGCAATGGTAGGTGCCAGAATCGACTTGAATATCGCCATCGCCGCCGCCGAGAAAGCGAGGAAGGGATGAGTGAGCTGAATTGGGACCATCCCAAGTTCTATCCGTGCGAATGCCTGCGGTGTGGATGGAAGGGCATGAGCGACGAGGCTGCTGGCGGCGAGGCCATAGCAGACAGCGGAGATTACAACGACATCGTGTGCCCTATTTGCATCGCGCCAAACGGCAACCACGAAGAGGGACATTGGGTAACGCTTCAAGACATACCAAATCCCAGTGCGGGCTTATTTAAAATATCGAAAGAAATTGCTGCATTAGGAGGAGAAATAGAGGAGAGGTTAAAAGCCAAATGCCAGTGGGAGCAAATGAGTCGAATCGCAGTCATAAAATCATGGGGAGACCCAAGAACATGGAAGCAAGCAGCACCAGCCAACACCCAACAGAAGGAGCAGGAGTGAGCGATCTTTCAGAAAATATCAATGAGCCAGCGGCATTTAAGCCTTGTTGGCCCTCGGGCATAGAGGCCATGACGGCTTACCAAATTCCATGCGACGACAAGGGCAGAAGTGGAGGATCGTGGTTACGTGTGATAATCGCTAATGACGGCGACGTTCACGTATCGATGCAAGATTGGGAAGAAGTCCCCAAGGGAGAACCCAGCCCATGCCCATCAATCCGAATCAGAACTCACGCGGGAGGCGGTAGAAGCCTTAGAACAAGGCAGGCCCTTCTTTGGCTTGCGGAAGCAATAAGGCTAGACGCAAAAGACCAAGACCCGAATGCACCGAAGGAGTCATCATGACCCTTGCAAAGCGTAAGTTCTACACATGCGAACGGCACGGATGGTCGGCAATGGGCGTGCGTTGTGAAGAGTGCTGTAACGGCGACGCCCCCAAGCATTGCCAAAAACACGACTGGTCGCATCTGACGAAGGGCTGCCCCGTGTGCAGCCGAGAAAGCGAGGAAGGGATGAAACAAATCACACAGCCCGTCTGGTGGATCGAGTGGAAACACGTTAACAGGACGCAACGGATTGATACCGTTCCGCTATCTGACATCACGGGATTGCGCCGCAAACTAAACCACGCTGTAGCATTTGCAGAACACCACAAAGTAACCGTTACCCAATACGTTCCCGCATGGAGCCAAGAACAGAAAGAGCAGGAGTGAGCGCGGAGCCTAAATTAGCATTCGCAGTTGAGATTAATTCCATGACGTGTGTGGTCTTTGCGATCAATGCGGCCAAGGCTCGATGGATTGCCGTCAAGTCCTATTGGGAAGCTGGCTATGGCAGAGGTCCGGGAACATGGCCTAATCCCAAAGCAAAGAGAGTGCCGAGGCTGGACAGCTCGCCCCTAAAAGATGCAGAGCAAAAATCATGGAGTCCAGATTATGCAGGACTGTAAATCAAGAACCAAAGGAGCCCTCATGACCCCCGACAAACAAGAAGATGCCCACTACATGGACAACGACATCACCATGAGGGCCGTCGATTTCACCAACAAGGAATCCCTCGTTGACCTTTTGATGCGTGTCCAGACGGGGCATATCTCATGCAGGAAGGCCGCATCCGTCCTGCAAGGCGTCCACAACGGCATGGAGCTATGCGAATCATGCTGTGAACCAGCAACAAAATCAGATGGGCACGGCACGCCGCTTTGCCAAGATTGCTACAACTCTCACATCAACGAAGGAACCGAATCATGACCCCCGAAGAAATCAGAATCGCTATGGCCGAAACGGAGGGGTACACAAAGATTCACATGTCGCGGGGTCGCCCATTCTCAGACGACGATGAAGGCCAGTCTCGATATAATGACTGGTGCGGGGGAACGCCCGACTGCAAATCCTACATAGACAAGATTCCCCAATACGACTCCCTCGACGACATCCAGAGGGTGTTTAAGGGGTTGACCTTGGCGCAAAGACAGTCGGCAGCATGGAGCGCCGCCAGAATGCTTGTAGAGCAGGGCAACAGTATCCCGTGCTCCGAATTTGAAGCCACCCCCGCCCAGTGGTGCGAGGCCATTCTCAGGGCAATAGGAAGGTGGAGGGAATGAACGCCAAATCAAGCCAGCCCGAGCTATTCAACCCCCAAGAGGCGCAAGGACGCAAGCCCCTGGACTTAACCGTATGGAACGCCGTTAAAGCCCGCATAATGGCCAAGATAGCAGAGGATGACCGGAATAGGTGTAGGACGCCGTATAGAGGCTTCCAGATGGGTCAAATGGGCCGTTAAAAGTCATTGACCGTATGCCCTACTTGGTATAGACATACATGCAGTTCTTTTGATCTTTGACAGTTTGAGAAGATAGCTCAATGGAGCGGTGGCGGAAGGTGTAATACCTTTGGGTCAGCCTAGGTTTATTCCGGGCGCAAGTTCGAATCCTGCCCGCTCCCTTGAGTTATCTTTGAGATGGTTGAAAGTAGCGGCGGCGTGGAGGGACACGCACTGAAATTCGGGTCGCAACAGTGGCCACTGTGAATTAAACGAGCGAAGCAGGTATCAAGCCCCGCCCGCTACTTTCAGCCATCTTTTGAGAGCGTGGCGGATAAAGGCGAAAATGGTAATGTCGGCCTAATAACGGGCTCCGCAAGAGCATGTTCGATTCATGCCGCTCTCACCAATTTCCCGCAAGGGAAGTGTGGGCACCCCGGAAGGACGGGGCAGTTATTCGACGGTTTGGCGTGCTGTGTGACCGGAGGTTGCAAATGAAGGTTGCACAAACCAAGGACCAGCCAATTCCCTAATCCTGTGCGTGCTGCCGATTGATCATTGGCGGCGAAATGGCAGGACGGTCTCAGGGAGGAGGTAAATCGCACGAAGCCGGAATCAAGCCCGGCCCCACACAAACTTTCCGAAAGGAAACGAGGCATGGAAGTCTAGAACATAGCCAGCAACGGCAATGTCACTGTAAAGTGTTTTCCCTCTGCCTCCGATACTTTAGACATCAAACAAAAGGAGAATATGACAGCCAGACCAACACCCAAAGAAATAGCCCAACGTGCTTGGGATAACGGACACGTTCCGACATTCCTAAAATATCTGTGCGAGCTTTTGATGTGTTCCGACCCTTGGCCTGCCAGCAAAGAAAGTGAGATAGAAGTCAAAGCCAAGGCAGACGAAATGGCCCGAAAGATTGGATTCTCTGACTGGATCGAAGCGTATCACGGATTGTAACCCCTTTCGGCTGGGCCATCGAGGGCTATCTGGCGGATGCCGGGTAGAGCGACCTAGAGCCCTTCAGACCAATTTTGTCAGTAAACCAACAACAGAAAGATAACATGAAAACAGCAATTACCGAACTAAAGATCAAGCTTGAAACGCTGATTAATAATGAGCCCATTTATCGGGCAGAAGGAAACAACGAACAAGCCGATCTGTGCGCCAAAAGCGCGGCAGAAATTAGTTCCGCATTAGGCGTTTTGTGCGCTCCCAAACAGTCTAACATGCGGGCAAAACTGAAAATCGAAAGTATCACCAAGAACGAATACAACGAAGAACTCAAGTTCAGTGCCGTCTATGGCAACAGCACGAACAAGGAAGACAACACGTTTTCCGAGGCCACTCCGAGCGCCAGCCTCACCATGGTCGTGAGTAATAAGGAACTGCACGGCAAGTTCAAACCCGGCCAGAAGTTCTATGTGGACTTCACCGAAGCAGCCGATTAACCCCCTTGCGCTAGTCCCTCGCACAAAAGGGACTCGGGCCAGCGGTGCCTGAATAGATGGAGGACGCAGATTATCAGCTTCCATCTCAACTGGCCCCGGTAGGAGAAATCCCGCCGGGGTCTTTTTGTGTCTATACTTCCGCGCAACTATAGGCATTACTATCCACCGCGGGTAATCCTGGGTTACTACAAATAAGCACTTGACCCCATGGGGCGGTTGACGTATTGTGCTTTTTACCAAGCGGAGGGGACGCCGCAAGGCAGTTCTTCCGTTTGTGCAAGCCCTGCCGGGATTCCCCTCTCTCGGCGGGGTTTTTGCTTTTAGCCCCATGCGCCTGATGCGCTAAAGCACTCCAATGGGTCTAGGAATCGCTACGGGCGGCCTACAGTCCATTCCGCATGACGGGGAGGCTCACCAGACCCGTCTTAATTCAGGAACGCTTTAAAAGGCGTTTGAGTTGCTTGCAGGGGAGTATCCCAAGATCGAAAGTGGCCATGTGCGGGTCTAAGCAAGCTGATGCGAAGGGGCAGATTCCTATACGGGAGTTTGTATTTTGCGGCTCACTTTGGGATAGGTGAGTTGTGCTCAGGGACAGAGTTCCAACCGGGAGTATGTGAAAAGCAGGCTTGTGTCGAAACCCCTTGCAATCCACCCCCGTAGTAGCGTATAAGAGACGGGATGAAAACGGTATGTGCCTGGTGCCAGAAAGAAAGCGGCATAGAACCGAAAGCGGGGGAGAGCCATGGGATATGCCAGGCCCACATGATGCAGGAATTGGCGTTCATGAAGCAGATGATTGATGTGCATGATGAAACCTTGGAAAGTCTTGTTAAGACCACTGGAATTTTATTGCAACTTCAAAAGGAGAAATGATGAAACTACTCGGAATGATAATGATTGAAGTGCCGGTATTGATAGCGTTGTGGGTTATAGGATTGTTTTTGGGATGGCTACAATTAGCTGCATTGCTTACAGGACTATTGCTTGCCGCGTGTGTCGTGGCGGGTGCGGCACTAATCGAAAACAGCTAAAAGGAGAAATGATATGGCCGTAAAAACGTATGGAATACCGCTGTATTTTGGAATCCCCGGCGAATACCCGGAAGTGCCCCAAGGATGGACATTCAGGGCAAGCGCAAAAGATTTCTTGGTAGCAATAAACACCAACGACGACGAATTTTTTGTGTCACAAACGCACGCACACCCCAAAGAAAAAAGCCAAAATAAACTATGCGGTTCACCTATTCCGTGGGATCAAATCAATGAGAAATAGAACCCCTGTATTCACCCCCACAGATGTCTGTGATGACGCCACGATCACGTATGAGCAACGAATTAAGATGAACCGTCAGATGGACGCATTCTTGCAATCCAGAGGCATCCCAACGGGGCAGGACGCATTTAGGGCATCCATGAAATACACCAAGGGCAAAAGACGCTTGGGCAGCATCCATCGCCAAGAAAAAGAGCACGAAGAAGAAATATACGATTGACAAACAACGATTCCCCTTGGATGTATTAGGTCCATGGAAGGCTCATACGTAGACCACCCGATAGACCACATCGAGCCTGACGAACAGCAAAACGACTTTAGGGAGAGAGCATACAAGGAACTAGCCCTAATCCTCGGCATCATCCAAAGCCTCCATGACGCTCCAGAGGGACCGAAAAGAACAATCGCCTTGTGGCAACTATCCTACGCCCTAGGCCACCCCATATGCCAAGGCGTATCCATGCACGAACGGGCTATGAGCATGGGATACCACCGAGCGACCATATCCAAAGGAGCTGTAGCATTCTGCCAGCAGCAAGGACTTCCCCCAAGTTTTTACATGAAAAGCCAAGAGAGTAGGTCATCCTACGCCAAAACCAGAAAGAGCCAACTATGTCCGAAGAAATCACACAAAGCCTAATTGCCAAGATCAATCAAGCCCACCAAGCGGCCATATCCCAAGCCCAAGAAGCCATCAAGGCGGGCCGCGGAGCACTCCAAGGGGCATGGGAAGCAGGGCAATACCTCATCGAGCTAAAGGCCAATACCCCACATGGAGAATGGCTTAACCTATTCGACCCAAAACGGAAAGCACTTGCCGATTTGAACGAACGGACAGCGCGTAACTACATGGCCCTTGCAAAGAAGTTCCCCACACAAGAGGAACTAGACAGTCTCAACACCCATCAGCTTAAAGACGGATACATCGCATGTGGCATCATGCCCGAACCCGAACGGACAGAGACACAGCAAGGACATGACCAAGGGGCAGCAACCTACGTATCATACGCCGCAAAGCTTAACCAGAGCCTCAACAGAAGCCTAGAACGCACACCCTTAGACGCATGGCCATCACAGGAAAAGCTCGCACTAAAGGCTACTCTGAAGCCGCTGATTGATTTATACGAGCAACTGTAATGACCCCGCGCACACCCGAAATAGATTCCGCTATCATAGCGGCATACAAAGAGCGTCCCAGTATGATCGGGACGGCTCGCCGGGTGGGGGTAAGCGAGCATATCGCAAGACAGGTCATTTATGAGCATGGACTTGTAAATCCGGGGCAACTAAAAGCGGGATTTCAGCGTTTGGATACAACCCATGACCAGAGAATAAAAGAGCTTTACGAAATGGGCATTGGACTTAAGCGAATCGCTCAAGAAATAGGCAAAGACCACATATTCGTGATGGTTGCACTAAAGGCCATGGGCATCTATCGCGGGGCACCAAAGACGCCATACAACAAGGGCGATGGGAGCATAACCCTTATCCCAAGGCAAGTGCTTAGGATGGAGCTAAAGAAGGCAATCCAACCCATTGTAAACGAGATATACCCCATACCACGCAAGCCAAGCAAACAAAAGACATTCAAAGATCGTTACCAATCAGACATATGCTTTAGACTTACTCAGCTATGCCGAAGGCGAGTAAGAAAGCTTTTGTCTGGCGTAAAGAAGGGGCGTAAGACCATGGAGTTAGTGGGGTGCAACTCCATCCAACTAAGGGAACATCTGCAAGCACAGTTCAGGGACGGCATGGCGTGGAACAACATAGGCAAGTGGCACATTGACCACATAAAGCCGTGTGCATTATTCGATATGCGTGATGAGAACGAGCAAAAGAAGTGCTTTCATTACTCCAATCTGCAACCATTATGGGCCAAAGATAACCTAAAGAAGGGCGCTAAATACCATGAGATTACAGCACACTAATACACCCCCGGCCCTAATTTTTCCAAGCTACCTTCCAGCTTAAAATTGAAGGCGGGTGTTATGACT